CATGGATTACGAGACTCAGTACCTGCCGTGGAGTTTTATTGAGGAACTCATGGATTATTTGCAGGGGTTGGGTTACGAGTGGTGTAAGATTGCTTATGTAGAGCAGGTGGCTCTGTGAGCGAGAATCTTTGGCGTGAGTACGTGGTGTGGGAGAATCTTGAGTATGTACGTATCTGGCGTGATGGTGATGTTTTCACGGTGGATCATGTGTTCGGAAACGAGGAGCCGAGGATTCTTTGTACGTTTGATCTTAGTTCGGAGGCTGAGTTTCATGCTGAGGTGTATTACGAGAAACTGGTGGATTGGTACGAGAACAATCTTTATGATGCTGAGGTAAGTGTGTAGCGTCCCTTGTAAGGTGTGTAGCGTGGCTTCTAAGCCGCGTTGCGTATGGTAGGAATACTACCCCACATGGTGTGGGTGTAGAATGCTTAGAGAGGCTGTAAAATATGAACGACTTGAATGGTGACGATCTGTGCTTGCTCGGGGCTGCATTGCGAGCCTTTATGCACAACTCTGACAAATCCATTGCCTACTACGTAGACGAGAACGATGCCGCGATGCTGCTAGTCTCCGCGAAGGAGAAGAAGGCTGCTCACGAGTTGCTGACCCGCGTGTTGGCTGCGGAGGACATGTTCTACGCCGAGGGCAGTTTGCAGGAGTGGGAGTAGCATGGAAGCCGTATTCTACATCGCAATACTACCAGTATTAGCAATGCTTATAGCCGTGTACATTATTGAAAGGTGTTGGTAAAATGTTGAAGATTATCACAGACGATTACGTTGTCTACGAGATTTGGGAGTGTGATGATAATGGTATGCCTGACGCATTCATTGACCACTTCGATTCGCTCATGGATGCGGAGTACGAGTTGCTCGTACTAAATTGTGGTACAATGCTAGGTGATCCAGCCGGAGACTATACTCTCTAATATTCTTTCTGAACGAAGTGAAGAAAGAATATATAGAGAGATAAGGGAGAAAGAAATAATGTTTGTTAAGCCGATGATTACTGTCCTGAGTGAAGGTTCTAGTGCTGAGGATGATTATGTTTGCCTTGAGATTGGTTGCACTTGTTGTGATAAAGAGTACCTACTTGGTACTAGCCTCACGGGTTACATGAGTTGGCGAGCAGGAGCGCTTGTGCAGGATGCCTTCCCCGAGGTACCTAAAGAGTATCGTGAAATGTTTATTTCTGGTACTTGCCCTAAATGCTGGGATGATATGTTCAACAACGAGGATGAGGTATAACAATGACTAAGAAAAAGTTTGACATTGCAGAGGTTCACACTCAGATTACTGAGGGTTTGATTGCTATGATGGAGCAGGGTGTTGCACCGTGGAGTAGGCCGTGGATTGTACGTGGTATCAACGATGCTATGGCACCGAAGAATGGTATCAGCAATCGTAGGTACACTGGCTTCAATAGCCTTTACCTATCGTTCCTCATGGAAGAGAACAAGTGGGATGACCCACGATTCTACACGATGAGCAGCCTGCCCGAGGATGCTAAGGTAATCAAGGGTAGTAAGTCTACGATTGTTATTTATAACAAGAAGATTGAGCGTGAGGTTGAGGATGATAACGGTGAGGCTGAGGTGCAGACTTCATGGTTTCAGCGTTACTATCGTGTGTTCAATGGTGCTCAGATTGAGGGTCTGCCTGCATTTGAGAAGCCTGAGCCTAACACTGAGGGTTATACTCACGAGGATGAGGGTTATCCTGAGGCTGACTTGATTGCTACTGAGTGGTGTGATAATCTTGCAGACTTTAGTCATGGTGGTGACCGTGCCTACTACGTTCCTAGCATGGATAGCATCACGATGCCTGACCTTGACCAGTTCCCCACACTAGCGGGTTACTACCAGACACTGTTCCACGAGATTGCTCATAGCACAGGACACAAGTCTCGTGCTAATCGTATTGAGACTACAACTTTTGGTACTGATAGGTACGCTAAGGAGGAGTTGGTTGCAGAGTTTGCTGCCGCATTCCTTTGTGCTAACACTGAGGTGCCGTTGAATGAGGAGCAGTCGGCTGCTTACTTGAAGGGATGGGCGAAGCGTTGCAAGGATGAGCCTAAGTTGCTATACTCTGCTGCTAATGCTGCTCAGTTTGCTGCTAGTATGGTGATGGAAAATACTTACGCTATGGTTGCATAAAAGAATGGAGACTATATACTCTCTAAGATAATCTCTGAACGAAGTGAAGAGATTATCTATAGAGAGATAAGGAAGAAGAATGATTGAAAGAATTAGTATGACTACTAGGAATTATGTGAATATGATTAGTGATGATGAGGATGTTCCGTTTGAGACTGCGAATCCGGATAGTTTGTTGGTGACTTGGATGGTGTATGATCCTGAGTATGATAGGATCCCCGAGGAACCACCGTGGGAGTCGCATGATTGGACTAATGATTATGATTATCCCGATGATTATGCACCTGAGCATGATGAGGAGTTTGAGTGAACAAAGATAAAGTATATCTTGATAATGCTGCTAAGTACCTTGCTGCTGCTGTAAAACAGTTGGAGTTTGCTGAGGCTTCGGTGGATGCTGCGTTTGATGATGGGCCGGGTTATCCTGCACCTGATAGTCAGGATGCTAGGGCTTGGGATTATCTTGAGGCTATTTGTGAGGCGAGGAAAGCACTAGGGCATAGGTTGAATACTTGGGATAAAGGGGATTATGATGAGTAAGAGTTGTGAGGTTGGTTCTAATGATGTATATGTGTAAGCAAATCAAGAAGGAGAATATTGTGACGATGTACGATGAGCGTGTTGCTGAACTAGAGTCTTTGCTTGAGGCTAGTGATGCTCGGTATGCTGAGGTTAAGGCAGAGTTAGATCGTCAAGTATCGTTGTTGGTGATTCGTGAGGAGCGGTATGTAAGTCAGACTGATATCCTTGCTCGTATGTTGAATTATACTTACGATACTTTTGGTCTAGAAAAGCAGCATTTGGATGATGCTATTGCTAACATGCCAGAGCACACGGATAGGGTACGTGATGTGTTGGAGTATCATGATGCTGTACCTTCTAGGTTGCTGAAGCGTGAGTATGAGGTTAGTGTCACTGTCCCGGTGACTGTGTGTATTAGCGTTGAGGCAGTCGATGAGGATACGGCAGAAGAGTTGGCTCGTGATGAGGTGGAATCCAACGGGATTGAGTATTACGGGATGGAATATGATATTTACTATGACGCTGAGTACAGCGTGACGGAGGCGTAATGACTAGATACGAAGTGTTTTGGGACGAAGTTGTAACATATCGTGTGTTTATTGAGGCTGATAATGAAGATGAAGCACGATTGCGTTGGAGTGACCCAGCCTATTGGGATAGTGATCCTGAAATTTCTAGTTCGGATATTACTAATGATGTCGAAATTTACGAGGTATAATATGACTACTGCAAATAAGTTCTACAAGGTGCTTGACTCGTTCGGTATTGACGAGGCTATCAGCGAGGGCGTGGCTTGGTATCCTAATGCTTGGCAGCATTGCCTAGATATTAGTAAGGATTATCCTGTCACTCCTCAGCGTGTCGCTGCTATCATGGCAGTAACCTCGCCTCGTGCTAGGTGGAATAAGAATATTGAGGCTACGTATAATATTGTTGCTGACTCGTTCGTGCCGGATCATCGTCGCCGCGCATCGTATGGTATTCTAAATGCTAATGCGTTGAAGGGTATGATCGTGGCTAATGATCGGTATTATTCTCGTCATGTTACTGGTCCCAAGGTTAGTAACTTCTACTTGAATATTGTGGGACATACGGATCCTATTACTACTGATAGTCTTATGAGTAAGGCTGCTGGTTATGGTAGTGATGTTAGTACTAGGATTCGTAGTGAGGTTGAGCAGGGTGTACGTACCCTAGCCGACGTGTTTAGTCTTTCTCCCCGTGATATGCAGGCTGCAATCTGGGTTGCTTACAGGGGGAGTGCTATTTAGTAGGTTTAGGGGGTGTAGTTCAGTTGGTTAGAACGCTTGCCTGTCACGCAAGAGGTCGCCGGTTCAAGTCCGGTCACTCCCGTTAGGCCAGAGTGGTGGAATTGGTAGACACACTAGACTCAAAATCTAGCGCCGCGAGGTGTGAGGGTTCGAATCCCTCCTCTGGTACTTCGCATGGTTATCCAAGTGGCTAAAGGGTGCGGGCTGTAAACCCGTCGTCTAAGACTTCGTAGGTTCGAATCCTACACCATGCATCGGGGATCGTCTAAAGGCAAGACAAACGACTGTTAATCGTTGAATCAAGGTTCGAATCCTTGTCCCCGAGTGAGGTTCCATAGCGTAATGGTAGCGCAGCAGACTCTTAATCTGTCAAGTCTAAGTTCGAATCTTAGTGGAACCATAGCCCTTTAGCATAATGGATAGTGCATCTGGTTTCTACCCGGATTGTATAGGTTCGATTCCTATAAGGGCTGTTGGCTTTATAGCGTAAAGGTAGCGCACAGGACTTTTAATCCTTGAGGTCTAGGTTCGATCCCTAGTGAAGCCATGCCGAGTTAGCATAGTGGTAATGCCCCAGTCTTGTAAACTGGTGACAACAGTTCGATTCTGTTACTCGGCTTGCGAGTATAGCATAACGGTTAATGCTCCACGTTGCCAACGTGGTGATGACAGTTCGATTCTGTCTACTCGCTCTGGAGGGTTGTCAGAGAGGCTTATTGTACTTGACTAGAAATCAAGTGTATGGTAACATACCGGGGGTTCAAATCCCTCACCCTCCGTTCGGGCGGTTAGTTTAACGGGAAAACCTCGCTTTTGCATAGCGAAGATAACAGTTCGATTCTGTTACCGTCCATTGGGAGATCGTCTAACGGTAGGACAACAGGTTTTGGTCCTGTGAATGTGGGTTCGATTCCTACTCTCCCAGTCCTTACAATATCCTTACTTGACATAAGGAATAATGTATGGTAGTATAGCGTTACTATTAGTAAGAGAAAGGAACAGTATGAATAATACTCCTATGACATACGAAGAGTATATTGAATGGGATAGAGAGTATAGGTATATTGAGTTTCTTATGGAGTTGTATTATGGGTGAGAAGAAACTAGCAGAGGCTAGTATTGTGTATAAAAAGGGTGCTTGGTCTGTTACTGTTGATGGTAATATGATTGGTCGTAGCCCTAGTCTTAGTCTTGCTACTGAGATGCTTTATGAGCAGGGTTATAAGGTTCATACTTATCGTCGGTCTAAGACTGCTAGTGATAAGGTTAAGTTTGATGCTACTGTATTGTGTTTTACACCTAAAGAAGAAGAGTAATGGCTGTTCCGTCTAGTATTAAAAAGAATAAGTTGGCTGCTAAGAAGCAGGTTCGTGAGGATCGTGGCGCTAAGAAGATGAAGGCTAAGGCTCTTCGTGCTGAACGTAAACTAAAGGAACAGAATCGTGTATAAGTTTGTAAGCAAGGGAACTAAGAATGACTTTGATGCAGCCGTATTCTACAATGGTCAGAAACTAATCCATATTTATATGGGTAAGCATTTTGATAGTGTTGAGGTACAGGTTGAGGATGGTAGTGGTAAGTTTGTTTGTGAGTGGGAGGATATTCTTGAAGAGTCTGATTGACGCAATCAAGTTAGCGGTAAATACTCCACGAGTGGATGATTATCTGCATTTCTCTACAGATTTGCAGAATGCTAGGCATACTTGTATCTCTTGGGTACATGGTGTCCCTTTTGTTGATAAGCCTTGGATGAATACGTTCCCTCTGCTGCAGGGTACTGCTGTGCATGAGTATGTTCATACAGTGATGCTTAACGAAGAGTGGTGGGATTATATTAGTGAGAAGTCTATTACTATTAGTGATAGGCATTATCCTTGGACGGGTACTGCTGATGCTTACTTAGTTAATCCTGACGGTGAAGAGTGGCTAGTAGATTATAAGACTGCTAGTGGTGTGAGTCTGTCGTTTATGGATGGGCCGAAGCCGGATCATATCATGCAAGTAAGTGCGTACTATCATTTTGGTCCTACTATTCCTGATCTTCGTGTTGGTATTCTCTACTTGCCTAGTAGTCCTGATTATAAGCGTCGTTGGGCAGAGCCAATATTCTACGAGATTGAACCTCTCAGCCTAGAAAAGGTCACTAAGCAGATGGATTATATTGAAGAGTCTATCTACTTGTATACTAAGTATGAAGTGTTGCCTAAGCCTCTTAAGGGAGAGTATTCTTGGAAGGTTAATAAGAAGAATAAGAATTGGGAGCATTGGTACAAGCCGCACTACACTAGTATGTATTGTCCTTGGAAAGATCAAGAGATTGACTTGTGTGGTTGCTCCACAGAAAAGGCTTACATTGTAGAGACTAGTGACATTGATCCAGCAGAATTGTGTGATACAATTAAAGAAAACGAGGAGAAGAAGTGATGTTTCCAAAAGAACTTACAGCAAAGTTTCATCCCAGTCTAGTTAAGAAGAATCAGAGTGGGCAAGCATACGTTTCGATTGATGATTATATTAATCGTCTTAACGAGGTGCTTGGTCATGCTTGGGCTTGGCAGATTAATGATTGGAAGTTGTATCCTGACGCTGCCAGCAATACTAGTACGGGTAAGAAGCAGTATGTTGCTGTTGTCCAAGGCTCGCTGAGTATTTTTCTTAGTGACATTGGTGTCATTAGTATTGGTGCTGAGGATGATGACGATGCTTTCCTTACTACTCAGAAGGCTGTTGTTGTTCGTGATGGTATTGGTGGTGACATTGGTTTTGATCCTGATAAGGCTCTTAAGACTGCTCAGGCTGAGGCTTTGAAGAAGGCGTGTCACCAGTTTGGTATTGCTCTCTACTTGTGGAAAGAGGCTGAGCGAGACTTCATTGTTCTTCAGAAGTCTGCTGCTAGTAATGATGTTGCTTTGAAACAACTTGTGGTGGCTTATACTCAGCGTGTGCTAGAGTTGGAGCCGGGTACTGTTCCTGAGAAGGAGCAAATGTGTGAGGTTCTTGGTGTTGAAGAGTTGACTATTCCTGCTATTCGAGAGTCGTTGTCCAACAAAGGAGTGTTGTAATGCGTTCGACGGATCGTGATTTTTATATGAGTACTATTAGTGTTCTTCAGTCCCAGCGTCGTATGATTCAGAGTATTGCTGATGATATGTGTATGCGTCTTGACGAGTTGGAGGGTCAGATTACTATGCAGTATGATCAGTCGGAGGATTGGGAGACAGAAGAGTTGCTTGATTCTGCTTGGCAGTCCGGGTATGATTATAATAAGTTGCAGGAGGAAGAGGCTATGCTTGACTACGAGGAGGATGCTATCATTTATGATACGCTTCGTAACAAGGTAAAGTATTGTACTTGTGATGATTGTTGGGATGTGAAGTATCCTGAGATGAGCGATAAGTATGAACACCGGATGGACTAATGCTAGTACACTATAAACACCTCAGTAAGTACGCTCATAGTCCTATCAAGGCTCACGCTGCTGACGCTTGTTATGATCTTCGTGCCAGTAGTAAGGCTACCGTACCCGCTGGTGGTACCATTGTCATTCGTACTGATCTGGCTATTCGTGTACCGACAGGACACGTTGGTCTTATCATGAGCCGCAGCGGTCTAGCCTCTAAGCATAGTGTGTTCGTACTAAATGCGCCGGGTATTATTGACGCTGAGTATAGTGGTGAAATTAAGATTGTCCTTGGTAATATGAGTCCTAATAATTATCTTGTGGAGAAGGGAGATAAGGTGGCACAGTTTACTATGTTTCCTCTTATGCAGTTGAATCTTCTTCGCGGTGATAATATGGTATGGACTGGAATGAGGGGCGAACGTGGCTTTGGATCTTCTGGCTATTGATACTGAAACAACTGGTGTGGGTTGGCATGATGAAGCCTTCATGATTAGTGTTGCGTGGCATAATGATGGTTTGCGTACGCTTGTTATTGATGAGCGTGATCTTTCTGAGGATATGTGGTATCGTGAAGTTGATGGTATTATTGAGATGCTGCAAGAAACAGATAAGATTATCATGCATAATGCTAAGTTTGATATCCAGAAATTGTGTCGGCTAGGTGTCCCACTCAGCGTATTTAAAGACAAGTTTGAAGATACACAAGCACTAGCCCATCTTATCAACGAACAACAATCTACCAGCCTCAAGTACCTTGCTCGTACCGTACTAGGTGAAGAGACTGATGAGGATGAAGTACTAAAGGTATGGCGTAGAAAAAATAAGATTAAGAAAGATGAAGGTTATGAGCCTATCCCCAATGAGATTCTTGCACCGTATGCAGCAAAGGATGCTGAGTTCACGCTGCGGCTTTACGAAGTATTATGGAATCGAATGCCCAAGGACTTGCACCCGTTGTATCAAATTGAGAAAAACCTAACCCTTAGCCTGCTAGGTATTGAGGCTAGAGGATTACAGATCGACCGAGCGTATGTTAAACTACAAAGAAAAGAGTATGGTGATCGGATTTACAAACTTAAGCAGCGTATTGGGGAACTTGCTGGCGAAGAATTCAACCCACAGTCCCCTAAGCAACTCATCGAAGTCTTTGCACAGCGTGGAGTACGAATCGCAGCAACGGACAAGGCAACGCTTGCCAGCGTGGATGACGAACTTGCGGCGCTAATCGTAGAATTACGAGAGGCTAACAAGATTAAGTCTACTTATCTTGACGCTCTTGCTGAGGAGGCTAAAGATGGTATACTTCATCCTAGTTTCCGTCAGCACGGCACTAGGACTGGTCGCATGTCGTCAGGAGCAGCAGAAGTATGATTAGTGTAATTACCCCTACTTACGAGACAAGCCCCGAGGTCCTTGCTCGTACATGGTCTAGCCTAAAGAATCAAACTCATACTGATTGGGAGTGGGTTGTATGGGACGATTCTACTAGCGAGAATGTTTATCGTCAGATGTATGGTTATTGTAATGATGAGCGATATAAGATTCAATTGCATCGTTCTAATAAAAACATTGGTAACATTGGCGCAGTTAAATTGTGTGCGTTTATGCAAGGCAATGGTGATCTTCTTGTAGAGTTAGATCATGATGATGAGTTGGTTCCTAACGCTCTTGAAGAATTGTGGCTCGCTTATATGGATAATAATGCAGAATTCTTTTATTCTAATTGTTGCGAAATTAATGAGCAGAATCAGTCGTGTCGTTATCCCGAAGGCTGGGCGTTTGGTTACGGCTCTGATTATTGGGATGATGAGTATAATGTGTGGGTCATGCGCTCACCAGAAATCAACGCTACTACTATGAGTCATATTGTTAGTATGCCTAATCATGTTCGTGCTTGGGATCGTAGTGCTTATCGTGATATTGGTGGTCATAATCCGTCTTATAAAGTCGCAGATGATTATGAGTTAATGGTTCGCACCATGCTCGCCTATAAGTATCATCATATTGACCAATTATTGTATAAACAGTATATTAGTTCTAGCACGGCTCAACGAGTGCATAATGCTGAGATTCAACAGCGCGTAGCAGAAATCTCTGCTAAGTATTATCCTAAAATTCAGGAGAAATTTGCATGAATGTGCAGAATATTCCAAGGAGTCAGAAAGATGTTAAACGAGCATTTGTCCCCAAATTCGATGCATTCTTATTCTTCGACTACAAAGCAATCGAAGTCAGGCTGCTCGCATACTACTTGGCAAGGGGAATCAGCGATTATTCATTGGCGACCGAAATCAACAATGGATCGGATCCGCATCTTGTCACAGCGCAAGGATTGTATAACCAAGAAAAAGTAGATGATGAGCAGAGGCAAGTAGGTAAGACCCTAAACTTTAGTATCATCTATGGTGGTGGAGCACCGACTATCATGCGTCAACTTAGCGTCGATTTTAAGGAGGCTAAGAGGCTCCTAGCGGCGTATCACACTACTCGTCCGGGGATTAAGATCCTTAACGAGCAGATCGCTCAGACAATCCAACAGAAGGGTTACATCACGAACCTGTATGGTCGTCGCTTGCATGTAGAATCAGAGCACAAAGCCCTCAATGCTCTCATTCAAGGCAGCGCAGCAGACCTAATGAGAGAATCCGTAGTACGAGTCAGCAATCTACTAGATGCGAAATATGCTACACATATAGTAAATATCGTGCATGATGAGATTATCCTAGACGCTGTAACAAGCGAGATTAGTAGACTCGTTAACACAATCCCTAACCTTATGGGGAATAAAACCGTAGAGAAATTCGTTAGTATAGAAACAGACTGCGAAATTTCTACTACAAACTGGGCAGAGAAGGAGGCGTATAGTGGCAATTGATGATCCAGTAAACAGTCCCAAGCATTACACCCAAGGAGATATGGAAGTCATCACAGCCATTGAAGGCTTAGGGCTTGACTATCACCAAGGTAATGTGCTAAAGTATATTGCTAGGTATCGTCACAAGAATGGTATGGAGGACCTACTTAAAGCAAAATGGTACGTTGATCGGCTCATCTATATTTATGAGCAAGAACAAACTAAACTACAGAGGAGTATGGTATGAGAGCACTAGTATTGACTAGTCCGAACATGAAGGGTGCTGACGTTAGTGCAGCACAAACTCTCTTGAAGAAGCAGGGTTACTACACTGATAAGATTGACGCATTGTATGGTCCTAACACGGCTGCTGCTACTAAGGCTGCTAAGTGGGACATTGGTTATGCTGAGAAGAATGTTGATAGCGAGTTTAATGATACGCTGTCCCTGCTGCTTAGTGGTAAGACTAAGCCTACGCTTCTGATGAAGCAGCGAGCCAAGTCTCGTAGCAAGCAGCGGTATGTTGGCGCTGACGCTCTTGATATTGCTAGTCGTTTTATTGGCGTTAGTGAGCAGCCGCCGGGATCTAACATCTGCCTATTCAGTAATTGGTATGGTATGCGTGGCCCGTGGTGCGCTATGTTTGTCACGTATTGTTTTAGTCAGGCCAAGAGCAAGTCGTTTGTTAAGGGCAGTAAGTATGCTTATTGTCCCTACATGCTCGCTGATGCTAAGGCAATGCGTAACGGACTGAAGATCGTTAAGGTTGCTGACGTACAGGTTGGTGACATTGTACTCTTCGACTGGAAGAAGGATGGTGTCCCTGATCATGTTGGCATTGTAAATATTGTCCCCGGTAAGCGTAAGACGTTTACAAGCATTGAAGGTAACACGAGTGGTTCTAATCCTAGTGATGGTGGTATGGTCGCTCTTATGGAGCGTCGGGTTGCTGACGTTAGTGCTTTTATCCGAGTAATGAACTAAGGAGAATACAATGATTAACGAGTCGCATAAGAATTGGTTTGAGAATGAGCGTGGTATCACAGGTGAGACTCTAGAAGCATTCGGCGTGTTCTCCAACTCTGACGAGTGGATGACATTCCCATACGATACTGGTGAGCGGTATCGTAAGATGGGTGAGAATCGAGAGTTCCGATTCAGCAAGGACGCTAAGGTCTGCTTGTATCACGCACAACTCATGCCAGAAGATACGTCTTATTGTTTCCTTGTAGAAGGAGAGTCAGATACTATGCGTGTCTGGCAAGAAGGTTATCATAATGTGTATGGTATCCCCGGCTTTAATACTTTCCGAGAGGAGATGCTCAAGCCGCTAGATAAGTATGATCGTATCTTTGTTGTCCTTGACAATGATCAGACGTATAATGTTCGTAGTACGGTGGATGCTGCTTGGGGTAGGATGCGTGGAATGCTAGGCAGCAAGGCTCGTCGTGTCGTTCTCCCAGATAATGTAAAAGATATTTGTGAGTTCTTCGCAGAGTACACTAACGATACCTTCAAAGATATTGTAAAGAAAAGCCTTGACGGTAATTATCATTACAAGGCTCTTGATCTTAACATGCCGCCTCCTGATTACGAGTGGCTCGTGAAGGGCCTTATCTGTAAGGGAGACACTACTCTAATTGTTGGTGAACCCAATGTAGGCAAGTCGTGGATCAGCCTTAGCCTAGCCGTAGCAATGGCTAACGAGCATAAAACTTGGGTTGGTCACGAGTTGAATCATCATGGTAAAGTCTTGTACGTCGATGAAGAGAATCCGCATGACGTTGTGTATCATCGCCTCAAGCAACTAGGCGCTGACAATGTTGATAATCTTCGATACTTGCATCGTCAGGGCGTTCGCCTTGACCGTAACTTTGATCGTCTGCTAGACGAGGCTATCACATACGAGCCTACCATGATCGTGCTAGACTCTCTTACACGATTCCATACCAAGGATGAGAATAATGCTGGCGAAATGGCTAGCCTATTCAACGATAGTATCAACGTGCTATGTCGTGAGACTGGCGCAGCAGTACTAATCCTACACCACACAAACAAGAGTGAGTCTAACTCGTCGTACGTCAGGACGAGAGGCTCGTCAGACATTGGTGCCGCAATTGATTGTGGCATTGAAGCCCGTAAAACGGGTGCTAGTACGTTCAACCTAGTCCACTTCAAGAGTAGACGAACACAGGCTGGCGGCTTGACAAAAGTCGAAATCTGTGATACTATTGATGGGCGAGTTGAATTGGTAACAACAACTGATGCTTTCTAAGGAGGTGAATTTTATGACTGATAAACCTATTGAGTATGATTCGGCTATGCATAAGTTAATTGCAGAGCAGCAGGAAGATAATCTTGGACACACCATTGCTGGTGTGTTGGAGTTCCTTACCGCTCGTTCTGTGGTAGACGCTCCCTATTACATCAGTACAGACGATAAGTCTGCTGTGGCAGTGTTTGCTGCTAACGAGGATGCTAAGGCTCTGCTGGCTATCCTTCCCGACACTTACAAGAGTTGGGAGGAGGAGATGAGTGGGCCAGAGTTCTTAACTGATACAGATCCGGGGGACGAGCAAGGTGACGAAGCAGAGTAAACAATGGAAGGATTGGGAGAGAGAAGTCGCTAGGGACCTAGGCGGTACCCGTACTGGGCCTAGAGGCTTTGATGTTCCAGATGTAATTGACCTTCCAGACGGATTCGCTCCTGAATGCAAGTACCAGAAACGATTATCGCTCAAGAATGCAGACCTAGAACAAGCCGCTCATAATGCGAGAGGTAAAGAATGGGCATTATTTTTGCGAGAAGCACACACTGGTAGAAGGTTCGTAGTAGTACCATATAATACATACACAAAAATGTGGAATGAGATCCACGCCGAAGATAAGGAAGATACAAATGAGTGAGTACATTACTATTGCAGGAATTGTTCAGTTCGACCCGCGTCAGCGCACCGCTGGTGATAAACAGGTTCGCGACGTTGTGATCCGTGCTATTGGTTCTAACAAGAATTTTAGTGTTACGCTGTGGCCTGACAAGGATAACATTCCTGTTGCCAAGGGTGACTTTCTTGTTTGTGACGGCAAGCATTCGCAGAGCGCCGGTCAGAACAAGGATGGTGAGCAGGTGACGTATAATAACCTGTCTGCCACGACTATCATTCGTATCGCTGGAGATAACACGGCACAGGCTCCCAAGGCCGCTGCCGCTGCTCCGGCTGCTACTGGGGACGACTTCCCCTTCTAATGTTAGATCCCGACAATATTAGAGTCGGGGAATACGAGAAGGTTATTGCTAATGCTGCGTACAAGTTTCGAAAAGCAGCAGAATATGATGATTTGTATCAGGAGGGCATGATCGCAGTTTGGTTGTGTCCTCCTGACGCAGATCCTCAATACGTTAGTCAAGCCGTATACAATAGATTAAAGAATTGGGTTCGTTATGTAAAACGATTAAGGCACTTTCAGAGTGTTAGTTATGAGGTAATGGTCGATGAGTTACACAAATAGTATGGTAGAGAACTTATTGAGAAGTTATTATACATTACAACAACACCCTGATTCGACGTTCTCGTTTTATAAGATGGATCTTGAGATTGGTTTAAAGGCTTTAAAGCGGCAGAGTGCAGTCTTGTATTTCACGGTTGTAAACGTGTTTGTTAATGGTGTTCCTATCCAAGAGCAAGCAGAGAAAGATAGTGTAACAACTCGTCAAGTTAATCGTAGGTTGCATGATGGGCTTTACGCTTTGACACTAATTATGAATGGAGAGTCTGTATGAGAGTAGATATGAATGATGCTAGTAGGTTTGAGTTTGGGCTTGATAAGCCGCTAGAGTTGAAAGGTGATTGGGCTGTTACCGCTGATTGGCATGTACCTTTGTATGATGCTAAACTTGTTAATATGTTCCTTGACGAGGCAGAGTCGTATTCTAACCTGCTAATCGCAGGAGACTTCCTTAACGGTGACTCGCTTAGTCAGTATTATCCTAAGCAGAAGAGTGCTGGAATTAAGAAGGAACTTGAAGAGGCTCGTAACCTCATGGAGATCCTATGCAATAATTTTAAGAACATTGTGTTCCTAAAAGGCAATCATGATTATAGGTTTACTAAGACGACAGAGTACCGCGAGTCATTTGTAGAATCTATGGATAATGTGTTTGCTGGTATTAATCGTAATGGTACTAGGATCAAGTTTAGTAACCTAGATAATTGTTACTTGACGAGTAATAAGCAGCGTTACTTTATTGCTCATCCTACAACGTACTCGCGTAATCCTCTTAATAATCCGCTAGCGATTAGTGAGACTAAGAAGTGTCATACGCTTACTGCTCATACGCATCATTGTGCTATGGGCTGGTCGCCTTGTGGGGAGTACATCGTAGGAGAACTAGGTGGTTTCTTTAACATTCCTCAGACAGAGTACTTGCAAGGCACAACTACCTTCCCTAACTGGTGCAATGGTTACTGGTTTATTACTGGTGGTAAGCCGCATATGGTATCTTATGGTTCTCGTTTGTTGAGAGCCACTAGTTTTGGTAAATAATAATGGGGCTGTGGCGGAATTGGTAGACGCGCCGGACTTAAAATCCGTTACCCTTGGGTGTGAGAGTTCGATTCTCTCCAGCCCTACTAGTAATAATATAGAAGAATTTATAGAAAGGTTAAATATGATGGGTTTGCCAACTGATTATCAGACGTTCATTGCTACGAGTCGTTATGCTCGCTGGCTTGACTCTGAGAATCGTAGAGAGTACTGGCCCGAAACGGTCAGTCGTTATGTAGAGTTTATGGATCAGCACTTGCGAGTTAATAATAATTATAAGATGCCAGCAGAGTTGAAGGCAGAGTTGCTTGACGCTATCCTTAGCCTAGAAGTTATGCCTAGTATGCGAGCACTAATGACTGCTGGTCCCGCATTGACTCGTGAGAATGTGGCTGGGTATAATTGTTCTTACACTCCAATCAATCATCCCCGATGCTTTGACGAGATCTTGTATATCCTCATGAATGGTGTGGGTGTAGGCTTCTCGGTAGAGCGTGATGATATTAATCAGTTGCCCGTAGTGAATGAGCACTTCGAAGATAGTACCACTATCATTACTGTTGCTGATTCTAAGGCTGGTTGGGCGCGATCACTACGAGAGTTGATCGCTATGCTCTATGCTGGTCAAAAGCCTAGCGTTGATTACTCTCAAGTACGACCGTCTGGTGCTCGTCTTAAGACGTTTGGTGGGCGAGCATCTGGCCCTGCACCACTAGAGGACTTGTTTAAGTTTACTACTAGATTATTTGAGAGTGCTGCTGGACGTAAGTTAACTAGTTTGGAGTGTCATGATCTTGTATGTAAGATTGCTGAAGTGGTCGTGGTTGGTGGAGTTAGGCGCTCAGCCCTCATTAGTCTATCCAATCTATCCGATGGACGTATGCGTAACGCGAAGTCTGGGCAATGGTGGGAAGACAATCAGCAACGGGCGCTTGCAAATAATAGTGTTGCGTACTCTGAGAAGCCGGGTATGGATGCGTTCATGGAAGAATGGTTAAGTCTCTACCAGTCTAAGTCTGGTGAGCGTGGTATCTTTAATCGTGAGGCTGCAATCAAGCAGGCTGCTAAGAATGGGAGGCGTGACACTGAGTATGCGTTTGGCACTAATCCATGCTCTGAGATTATTCTACGTCCGCACCAGTTTTGTAATCTTACTGAGGTTGTGGTTCGTGCATCAGATAATCTTGATGACCTTAAGCGTAAGGTTCGGTTGGCTACAATTCTTGGCACGTTTCAGGCTACCCTCACAGATTTTAAGTATCTGCGTAAAGTGTGGCGGCAGAACACAGAAGAAGAGCGTCTGCTCGGCGTGTCGCTCACAGGTATCTTCGACTCCAAGTGGATGACAGGTAATGGTACCATGCAGATTGCACCCAACCTCAAGGAGATGCGAGAAGTTGCTATTAAAACCAATAAGGACTTCGCTAAGGCACTTAAGATTCCACAGTCAACAGCGATTACTTGCGTTAAGCCTAGTGGTACTGTCTCACAATTGGTTGATTCCGCTAGTGGTATTCATCCTCGTTACGCTCCTTATTACATTAGGCGTGTCCGTGGAGACATCAAGGATCCTCTCACACGCTTCTTAGAAGCCTCTGGAGTGCCATGTGAGGCGGATGTAACTAATCCAGAGATTATGGTATTTTCTTTCCCACAGAAGGCTCCTACGACTCGTAAGAAGGCTCTAACAGCCATTGATCACTTAGAGTTGTGGAAAGCGTATCAGGATGCTTGGTGCGAGCACAAGCCTAGTATCACAGTTAGTGTCGAAGAGGATGAGTGGATGGAAGTAGGCGCTTGGGTATACGAGAACTTTGATAGTGTCTCTGGTATCTCATTCCTACCCAAGTCTGATCATTCTTATCGTCAAGCCCCTTATGAGGAGATCACTAAGGATGAGTACGAGGCTCTGACTGCTGCTAGTCCTACTAGTATTAATTGGGCTGGACTCAGCGAGTACGAGTTAGAAGACAATACTGATTCTAGTCAGACACTAGCGTGTACTGCGGACGGATGCGAGGTAGTAAACATTGGCAACTCTTAGCGCTGTTATTGTAGCCGCCTCTTTACTAATCCCTATGCCTAGAATGGCACCAGAATACCCTCCAACTTGAAGGATGCTAGTAAAGATTGGGCAGTGTGAACAGCCCGGAAAGGGCTGGAAGGGTATCGCTTGGAAACAGAATTATAATTATAGTTTCGCTGGAGGAATGGGTATGACAACCCGTAACTGGGATGACTTTAAACGTAAAGGCCAGCCTGATAGTATGCACCATGCTAGTATCAAAGAACAATTATGGGCTGCTCATAGACTAGCAATGTGGGTCAAACGAGAATATGGTAATCCTTGGCTAGCATGGGATTGTTACACTAATGGACACATGAAATAAAAAAAAGACCCCCGGCTTAGCCGGGGGTCTTAGTTTAATTAAAACAATACCTCTTGAGAACTAGGAATTTTAGAACTAGATCTAGAAGTTCCAGAAACTTCTTTAATCCTTGAAAATACGTTTTCAATTTCTTTATTAGACATCCCAGTTTCTTTTAATTGCGCTCTTAACATAGAAAAAGCCGAATCAATTTTTTGCTGATAAAAGCCCGGAGTATCTCCTTTTTTACCAATATCAAAATTAGGATCATCGGGAAACGCCCTTTGCTGCTCTTTAAGCCAGTCGTGAGGCCACAACCCTTTTTTATTATACCTATTTTGATCCCATACAAGAGGTTGAAAATTATCTTTGCTATTAATAAAATTAAACAATACTTTAGCCGCATCAGGTTTAGTATCTAATAACTCTATCCCCACAATACTACTAGCCGATTGTGGAATAATATGGTCGGGGTCTGGTTTAAATGATTTATAGATTTTTTTATTAGGATCCTTTTTACTAGCGCTAATAATATTAATCGTTAAATCCTCTGACTGACCTGTAGGTCCAGCCAAAAGATCCGTAATAGACCCCCTAAGAGCAGACCGCTGCTGACTAATAATGTCATCAACTTCGTCTGAAGTATACAACCCTGCTTTAACTAAAGCATCTTTAAATTCTACAAAACGTTTTCTACCAACTTGACTTGAAACATTTTCTGTTTGCCTAATATTAGAAATTCTAAAAGTAATAGGTTTTGTTAAATCAACATCATCAAGTAACGTAGCAGCGTCCCCAACGGTACCTCCGGCTAATTGCTTTAACATGTCTTCTGTAACACCCGAAACATTATCAAACGTATGCTCTGCAAAAAACTGGCTTTTTGCATTTTCATATTCTGCTTTTAAATCTTTTAACTGTAATTTTTTCTCAGGCGTAACATCCGTTTTTCCTAAACTTTTAATTTCTTCTTCTAACATTTTAATTTCTTTGTCTTGAGACTTTAAATCATCCCATTTCGCCGAAGCGTGAGAAAACACTTTTGCTAATTCTTCTTGAGGATTTTCAGAAAGACTTTTTGGAGTAACGCCATGAGAAACAGGAATAGACATATCTGCTGGCGGTTGATCTAAGTCTTCCATAATAGTTTTTACCCAATCATCTGCCTCTCCGCCTTTTTTAGTATTACGCGCAGCATCAGCCGCTCTTTGTGCCTTGCCGATATTATACATACCGCCCATACCACCGGCGCTTAGCACAGTGCCAGCAAGCGCACCACTAGCGTCCCTAACATTACCCGCAGCCCTAGCAGTCTTCTCAGAAGTAGCAACAGCCTTACCAGCCTTCAAAAGTTTACTCGTCACAGGAAACGCTCCAGTAACACCACCAGTAGCAAGACTAAGACCAGTCAAAGCAGGATCAATATAACTAGTAAGAGTAGGATCAGCCAACCAATCGCCCCTAACAGTTTCCTTAGCAGCATCCGAAACGGGAGCATTAGCAAGAGTAAACTGCATAATACTCTTATTCAAATCCTTACCCATTTCCGTATTAGCCAACGCAGCCCCACCCGGAACAGCATTAGCAGCAATAGGCAAAGCAGTCTTAACATAATCCTGAGCAAGACTCATACCAACAATCTCAGCCATAAGTTTAGGATCCTCTTCAAAAGCAGCCTTAATATCCTTAAACTGTTGGTTAAACGTATTAGCATTATACGGAGTATCAACACGACCAAGATCAGCATCACCAGCAATACGATACCTATTCGGAGCATTAGGATCCGACACAGCACGACCAGCATTAGTAGTAGACAAAAAGCCTTCCATACCAACACCCTGCTTAAAATAAGGATTCTCACTAACAACGCCACCCTCAGTAGGAGTAATCATATCAGTCAAAGACCTAGCAGACTCGGACCCCGGCGACTCGCGCTTAGAAGTAAAAAGCGTATCCAAATTATACTTATTACCAATAAAAGAAGCCCTCTTAGCAGTCTCATCCCGCTTCTGCTGATACGGAACCAGTACATCCTCATACGCAGCCCTAGCCTCATCATACGGCATCTTATACTTATCCATGATAAGATTAGTTACCATAGTACGCTGATTATCCTTAGCGCGAAGTTCAGGACTAGTCTGTCGAATAGTACTATTCATACCCTCTTTAATATTAAACGGCAAAGGATACTTTTCTTTATCCTTCTTAATTTTTTCTGCTCGTTTTCTAGCAAGAGTATTCCGATTAGACTGCTTAACCATTGTCTTACTAAGATTACCCTCGTAAATAGAAGGCATACTCTACCTCCTTATCGGATGGTTTTAATAATATTAGCGACTGTTTTACCAGCCTTAACACTGTTCTTAGGGAGTTTAGGACGAAGAACAGGCTTATTACCATACCCTAGTTCAGTACCAAGACGCTGACCAAACTCGCCAATAATCTCGCCCTTCATAGTATTGTACGTGCCACGGGCTGTACTTGCAAAACGACCACTGCGGTCACCGTCTTGAAGGCGACTAGCAAGCGCCGTCAAGCCCCGACTAACATTACGCTGTCCCTGCGAACCCATACCGTACTCCGTATCAACCGCAGCGCGAGTAGTTTCACTAAGAGCCTTAGTAGCCTTAATAGGACTGATACCCTTACGCCTAGCAAACTGACGAGCAGCCATACTAGCGCGACGATACTTAGCCTTATTCACCTTAGTATCATCAATATCCGCCTCTTTATCAGAACCATAACCCGGCATATCCATCTCACTATGAGTATAGTCGTACTTCTTAGTCATTACATGCCCTCTTTCTTAACCATTTGGTTAACAATATTATAAACAAACGATAACAAGGCTGCAACAGCAGCCACACCAGCAGGCTTCAAAGAATCCCACGAGCCTAGATTCTCAACACCAGTAACAATAATTACAGCAAGAAACGCCTGCAAAAACGTCAACACACCACGAGTAATAATACTCTTCCAATTCATAACAATCCTCCTAAATAGCCTGAGTAACAAACCAAACAACAGCAGCAAGAATACCACCACTAATAACACTCGTCGCAATAACAGTCTGCATACGCTTACCCTCCGCGACACCATCCCACTTAGCATTATCCATCTCAAGTTCAGTCACGCGCCCATTAGTGCGCCTAACCTCCTCATGAATAGAAGTCATCATACTTTCAAGATGCTCTAACTTTACAAGAATAACATTAATATCAGAACTAGTCATTACATCCTAACCCTCCATCATAGATAATTGTTTAGCAATACCAGTCTTAGGCCGCTCATCCCGAATCTTATTAATAACAAACTGGATTTGTGCCTCACTCATACCCTGAGCGCGAGCAGCAGGAACCCAAACAGTCTCTACATACTCTTTACGACGCTTCCACTCCTGAGCCGCCTCCAAACCCTTCATAGACTGCTCAGTACGCTTAGAATCATTAATATACTTAAGTACAATAGCACCAACAGCATCCTGCCTAACACTAGGCGGAAGAGTACTAGGATTAAGCCTATACGATTTAATACCCAAAGCACTAAACAAACGCTGAGTAGGATCAGCAGCCTCAGCCGCTTTCATATTAGGAATACTAAGCCGCCAAGGATCCTTAGGATTAGTAGGATCATAATTCTTAATAATATCAGGAGCATTCTCAATAGTTGCATATTTATTCTGAAGCGCATCAGCCTCATACTCACTATACTTAGCCAACTCTGCAATCTTATAAGGATAAGTAGCCTTCATAACACTACTACCCAAATCCTTACCCATACCAAAAACTCCACCAGCCTGAGTACCATCCTTCTGTAATCGCGACCAATCAATATTACCATTACGCGGATCAACACCAAGCGTATCCTTAATAAGCGCATTAAAATAAGGGTTACCAAACTCAAGAACATTAGCATGAGTCTCGCCACCAAATAAAGCACTAAAAGCAGCCATAGCCATATCACCACTAGTACCAAAAGGACTAAGAGCATTACCGTCAATACGGAAATCCGAATCAGTAATGCCAAACATATCCTTAATAACTTGTGGAACAGGAATAGTCTGCATCATCCAATCCTCCACACCTTGCTCTAGATTCTGCTGATACCCTTGCTGACCAATATGGTACAAAGCATTACTAGTAATAGGACGATCAACAAGCATACGATACGAGAACGTAGCAGAGTGACGCTGCCAAGCATAGAATGGCATAACAACATTACGCATAAGTTGCTCAGCCGCACTAAAATTATGATAATTACCAGACACCGTATTCGTCATATAACGCATACGATGCTTAAGATTAGCATTAAAATAATCCGAACTACGATCTAACAAGAGGTCACTAGCAGCCTCAAACGGAGTCATAGCATCATCTCCCGACCGCGCATTACCATTCCAGTCAGTACCATTATCAATATATGCTTGAACCTCTGGGCCACGCATAAACGATTGGAAACCAGCATCATTACGCAGGAACTGCATAGCAACATTACGACGCATCATCGCTTCCCAAGCGCTCACAGTAGTATAACCACCATGCCAAATATACTTCTTAGCCCACTTCGCTTTAGTCGTAGCCGGATTACTAAAATCAGAAAGACTCTGCGGATTAGCCGCAATACTCTGAATACCAGCATCCTGCCTATAAACATTACTTTCAGTTTCATAATTTATTTGACGAGCAACAGCCTCAGACTCGGCCTTAAAATTAGTAAGTTGAGCCGTAAACCAATCATTATTAATGCCACGCCGCATAGATTCCCTAGCAATCTTCTCAATCACAGTACTAAGAATAAGAGGAGCAACACTAGGATTAAACATCATCATCATTGCCAAACCACCAATAATATTATTAGAAATAAAACCGGGATTAGCATTTAGCACAAAGAATTTAAACAAGTTACCCCAACCCTTAACACCCTTAGAGTTAAGAAGTTGTGCTGCCCTTGTATCAGCCTCAATAGTCATCTCAGCAAGATCCCTATACGCTTGATTAGGAATAGCAAGCACAAAACCATTATCAGGAATTTGATTAGGATCAGAGAACTCTCTAGCAATCCACGCCTTAGTTGTAGAATGCGTAGTCAAATCTTCTTGAAGAGCCTCATTAAGCCAATCATGCAAACCACCACGAACAATAAACTGTGGCTCACCATTAACCATTCTAACTCCCATACCAGAATTAACATCAAGAGTAGAATTAATAGGTTCGAGAGTACCATCTAAGTAACTAGCAAACGCATCCTCTGCTTCGGCACCAACGCCACGCATCCTAGCAAAATCAAGCGCCTCATCAGCAGTCTCAAAAACACCAACATTATGCATCGTATGATAACCAGAATCAGCAGCAGTCCTACCAGTAACTTGACTAGCCGGAATAAGCACAGCAGCAGTCTCAGCAAGAGTACGAAGATCCCGTTCAATACGATTCTTCATAAAATTAACTCGCGACTGAATAATGCGACTAAGAGCATGTTGACGCATACCAGATAGAGCAACACGATTCTCATTACCAATAATCTGCTCATTCTGCCTAACACCAGTACGACCCGTATCATTAACTTTCTGCGAATAAAAACGAGCCTCAGGATACACACTAGCCATACCATTAAGAGCACCCTCATACAAGAGTTTACGACCAACATCAATATCTTCTAGAATAGGCGCACCAGCACCCTTATTCTTAGCATTAAAGAAAACCTTAGGCAGAACAAAAACCTCATTATTATCTACCAACTTGCCTTCATAAACGGTACCACCACCAACCTCGTGCCTAAGAGTAGGAATATGAAAAGCCACAAAGTCCTTGCCAACATTATCTTTCGCCTTAATAAGGACAGGACGACCCGGTACACCATAAGAACCCAGACCATCAGTAAAGACACCTATTCGCTCTAACGCTTCAACAGCAGCAACCATCTGATCCTCACGCTGCTTACGAATAATCGGATCCTTAATATCATCAAACACTGTACCAGCCTCATCAGCCTTCTGAGCAATATTAATAAGAGCCTCACGGTTACCACGCGCAGCCAAACCAGTAAGCAATAGATTAGTATTAACCTGTAGAATACGATTAGCAAAACGACCAAGACGACCCTTAGTACCACTCTTACCAAACAAACGATAAGGATTAAGACCAAGACCTTCCATAGCCTCCTTATACAATAATTCTAATTGCTTAAGAGTACGAGGCGTAGTATCATCATGCGCGATACGCGAACGAGTCGCTTGATCCTGACGATCAAGACGATTATACAAATCAACAGCCTTATCTAAATCAAGATTACCAGCCTCATAAGTAGAATCCGCAAGTCGCATATCAAGATCCGTAAGATTCTTATCAAACAAATCATCAAAAGAAGCCGCTGCCTCTTCAATATCATTAATCGTCTCGTCTAATAATTCTGTTAACTTTAACTCTAAGTTAGCAAGAGTCTTACGAGCACTAGGAATAATCTCTCCCGTATCCTTATCACGAGGAAGTTTATCAATCTTATCACGAACCTGTTGGCGCTGAATAGCGGGATTTTGCAAAGGACTAGGACCCGAGCCACCCATAAGCCGCGCCTCAATAGCCGCTCGCATAGGAGCACTCAACTCAGTCTCATTATTAATACGCAACAACCTAGCCGCTCGTTGCAACTCAGTAGCAACATCACCCCACTCATACACAGCAGCATTCTTAACAGCCTTAGTATAATTATAACGATACGACAATAAAGGCATATCCACTAGTTTACCCGCGAGTTTACCCGTAAGAGTAGGACTAGCAGACGCATTAATAGTAGCCTTATCAACACCACGACCCACCCAGAAGAACGCCTCTTTTAAGCCCCTTACAATAGGGCTAGCAGGCAATCGATACACAGCATTAGGGTTAGCCTCTAATACGCTCTCAGGCTTCTCTAAGACCTTCGTACGAGGCTCAAACAGCGCCGTAGCGCGTACACCCCACCCAGTCTCCAAACCATTAAACTCTAAACCAAGCGCCTGCCAACGAGACAACTCTGCCGCAGCAAGATCATCACCATTATAAGCAGCACGAACAGTTTTACGCCAAGTACGAGCATTCGGAGCCGCATCAAACTTAGAAGCATTAACAGCAGCCTCCGCAGCATTAATAGTAGACTCATCAACAGTACCAAAGATTCGTTGCAAACCCTCAACATTATTAAGCCTATCATTAGCAACCTCAGGAGTAAGAATCTCCCTACTAGCATTACGCGCAGCATTAAACGCAGCACGATCAGAAGCCTCAACGCCCATCCGACCAGCACCACCAAAAATACGCGCAGACCTACCAGTAGTACCAAACGCAACACCAGCCTTAGCCGTAAAACCCATAATAGGGGCCAGATCAAGAACATCCAACGCATACGCAGCCGGATCCTTATTAATCTCCTCACCAAAACGATCATAAGAAGTAGGATCACTCAAACCATCAAGCCACGAACGATCCTTACCACTACCATCCTTAGCAAAAGGATCATAATAACGAGTAGAAAAATCCTTCCAAATAGCATCACCCATCTGAAAATCTACATCATCACCCCAACTATAATTATCATTAGTAGCCCACTTAAACGTTTCTTTACCCGCAATATAAGACTCGTCACCAGCCATAGCAAGACCAGCAGGCAAACCAAGACCCATACGCGCAAAACCACGAAGAGCATTACCAGTAAAACCAATAAGCCCCTTTTGACTAAGAGGCACATTCTGACCAGACCAGTACGTTTTACGAGCACGAAGAACATCAGAATCAGCCTGACCATTCATATACTCAATAGCATCACCAGCCAGTTTATTACCACCAGCACTAGCACCAAAATTATAAGCGCTAGCCACACTACCAACATTACCACTAAAAGCCGCAGCAGTAGCCGCAACTAGACCAGTACCCACACTAGTAAACCGAGACTGCTCCTCACCACCAACAGCCCTAGCAACAGAACCATCCATGCTAATAGCGTCAGAAAAAGCATCCTCCATCTCTTTTACTTTCTCAGGATTATACTCACCACGCGAAGACTTAACAAGATAATCCTTATACGCCATATACTGCAAACCAACAGCCTTAAGTGCATCATTATTAGTCTTCTCACCATCTTTAAACAATGCTTGCCCATACTTAAACAAGCCTTGAGCATTATTATTCTGATAAGTTACATCAACATCATCTTTACGGATCTTCTTATTATCAGTATTAAAAAGAATACCATACTTAGATCCTACTTCAGGCTTATGACCATAACGATCCACATACTTAGAGCCATTAGTTCCATACTTATCACCAAACGTAGTATACAAATCCGCAAGACGATTAAACTTTTTATCGCCCGGAACAAGTTGAGTAGCCGCACTAACATCCTTAAGAACACTAGGACTAGTATTACTCATAATACTAAAAGCAAGCATATCCTTATTTTTACGCAAACGATCAAGCGCATAAGCACGTTGCCACTCTTCTCCCATAAGGCCAAGTGTTTGTTTCTTCTCAGTACGACCATAAATACCAGTATATCCGCGCTGAGACAAATTCATAGCCTCAGTAAACGAGTACTTAGGCTCATTAGTATTAGGATTATACGAAGAATAGAATTGGTTACGCGCACTAATAAGTTTATCTTGCTTAGCATAATACTTAGTACGCATTTTTTCGAAAGGACGATCAGCCTTTACAGCCTTTTGAAAAGCATTACTAGAAAAGTAATTTGGTTTCTTCTCAGTACTGCCTGCTTGCCACCAACGCAAACCCGTTCCACCAACTCCACCAGAAGTATTTCGCCCCTCAGCCATAACTATTCTCCAATCTAATACGCCGGAACATCGTCAAAAGACGGCCTAAGTATTATTTATTACCAATAATATTATTCAAACCACCAGAAACGCCTTTAACACCCGTAGTAAGAAGCGCAGCATCCGTGTTGCTCTTCCTAAGAAGATCCTTATACATCTGCTCCCACATAGTACTACCACTACCGCCACTACCGCCGCCACTACCACCACCGCTAGGAATTAAACTATTCATACTACTAAACGTAGACAAATAATCCGCCATAGTCTTACGACGATTAGCCTTAGTAGTCGCAGCACCCTCACGAGCAGCCGAACGCCTAGTATCAGCACTCTGTTGAGCAGCAAGCATAGTATTAGACTTCTCAACACCAAGACTAGCCAACAAATCCGCAACATTCTCATTCTGAAGATTAACCATACCACCAATATTAGCATTAGCATCCTCAGAAGCAGAAGAAGACAAACCACCAAGCATATTCTGAACATTAGCAGCCGCACCACCAACCCTACTAGCAGCCTGAGGAATAGCCGCATAAGCAGGATCATAATACTCTCCAACCTGCGCCTCTAACTCCTTCTTCGTAGGCACCCTACCAGCCTCACGCTTATAAAAACGCTCTAAACCAAGATCAGCATTAGCAATACCACGCTGATACAGTTTAGCCATAGCCATAGCCTCTTTCTGATTAGTAGGAACCTTAAAACCCTTATCCTTCTTAGCCATATTAACCTACTTTCTTTTTCCAGCCCTTGCCGTCATAAACCCAATTAACGCCACCCGGACCCTTATACGGAGTATTTTTCTTAGGATTCTTAGGAGGCTTACCCCCCGGCTTACCATAACCACCCTGTCGCTCAATAGAAGTAGGATTAGCCGCATAACTCTCAGCCGTCCTATCAGCCGCCGCCTGAGTATTAGCCTGCACAGCATTAGTCATACTAGTATAACTACCAAGATACCCAGCCTGAGTATTAGCAAGAGCCGTTTCAAAGTCCCTTTTAGCCGTATCAGCACCAGCAGAAGTCTTATACTCGGCAACCTGCCTACGCTGTGCAGCCAAACCACCAGTAAGGCCAGCCTGAGCCGACTGCTCAACAGCCATCATCTCTGCATCACTACCAGCCCTACGAATATCAGCAAGAGCACCAACAGAACCCTCCTGCATAAGGCCACCACCCTGACCCTGAAGAATCTTCTGAGGATCCCAAGCGCTAGAAGCAGCACTAGTAGTATAATTACCAGAACCATCATTCATAGTATACCCGTACTGCCTAAATAAGTCTCGCGTAGTCTGTGATGCTTGCATACCAGCCAAAGCAAAAGCATCCCTTGCAATACGATTTTGTTCAATAAGATTATCAGCCATAATAATCCTTAAAACTTAATGATATAGTTAAGAGTAATATAAGGCTGGAGATTATTGTGTGCAGTAGAAGCATTAGTATTTGCTTTAGTATCAATAACTACATTATGTGTATGACCGTTATTCGTTAAAGTATGCGTGTGAGTAGCGTTTTGTCCGTCCGTAGTATGCGCGTGATTAGCACTAATACCACCACTAGTATAGGTAGTAGTGTCATCATATGCTTGACTAGGGCCAACAAGAGCAAAAACACCACCACTAGCAACAGTTGACACACGTTTCTGCCTAAAACCAGTAGTATGAGTATGATTAGCATTCTCAACACCAGTACCATGCGTGTGATAAGCATTACCATTATCAACCGAATATCCCGGCGTATTATTATTACCACTAACACCAGTATTACTTCCAACAGTATGCGTATGAGCAGCAATACCAGACTCTTCACCCGTAAGTTGAACAGTCTTACTACCACCCTTTTCATTAAGAGCATCGAACTCTGTATCAGCAGACTTACCAACAGGCACACGACCATTCATATCAGGCAGAAGAAACGTAGTAGAACCATTACCAGCACCATAAGTCTCACCAATAATATCAAACAAACCATTATAAGTAGTACGACTAACCGCAGCACCATTACACAACAACCAACCACTAGGCGCAGTACTACCCGCAAAAGGAGCAATCATACCAGCAGGAAGAATCTGAGTAGTCAAACCAGCATCAAGTTTAGCCGCCGTAACCTGACCATCAAGAATACTAGCCGTAGTAACACTATCATCAGCCAACTTAGCAGCAGTAACACTATCATCAGCCAACTTAGCCGTAGTAACAGCACCAGCATTAATCTTACTCGTAGTAACCGCATTATTAATAATCTTAGCCTCAATAATAGCATCAGACGCAATATTAGCAGCCGCAACTAAACCAGCCTTCCAATAACCATCAGTACCCCAACTACCAGTAAAA